AACCAAGCCAGATGACGAGAGGCCGAGATTGGTGGCGATAGAGGATTTGAATGTATCCGGGATGCTGAAGAACCATTGCTTGGCTCAAGCTATTAGCGATGTGGGGATGGGCGAGTTTAGGCGGCAAGTGGAGTACAAGGCGACCTGGAATGGCGAGATGCTTTTCGTCGCTGATAGATTCTTTCCTTCTTCGCGTTTATGCCCGAATTGTGGTTGTGTCAATTCTGAATTGAGATTGTCTGATAGAGTTTGGACTTGTGATTGCGGTGCGGTTCACGACAGAGATCGGAACGCGGCCTACAATCTGAGAGATTTAGCAATCCGTACCCTGAGTTCCAAGGAAACGGGCCCAAGTGGCGAAACGCCTGTGGAGAGTGACATAAGACCGACAGCAGCACCGTCGGCAGCGTCGGTGAAACAGGAACCAAGCATAGAACCTCAATTGAGGTTTTAGTAGGTATTGGAGAACGGGGTGATCAGTGAACTTTGCCGTAGATCCCATGAGCGCTGGATCAGGTCCGCGGATGTAGCCATCTGTAGAGAGCGAGGCCCGCGAAACCAGCCCCCCGCGCAGCAGCAGGTGTTGCTTTTCTAGATGGCTCTTATACTACAGTATGGTCTTCACGGCCTCCAGCACTACACCGTTGTCCTTGACTGCCCACTCGTCGCCTGTCCATCTGTAGAGAGCGAGGCCCGCGAAACCAGCCTCCCGCGCAGCAGCATAGGCTGCGTGAATCACCTCTGCGGCCCGCGCATCAGTCACCCATCCGATATCCCCAACCGCCTCAGATGTTTTCCATAGATGATTGAACTCGGTGACATAGACAGGCAGCTCCGCGTATTGTTCAGGCAGATATGAAAGCAGCGCCGTGATACACCCCGGATAGTTGAGATACTGCCATGTCAGCGGGTGGTCAGTGAACTTTGCCACAGATCCCACAAGGGACGGATCGGGACCGCGGACATAGCCATGGGCTGCCACAAAGGCGGCATCATGGATACCGCCGAAGATTCCCATGAGCCAGTCGCGCGGATCTCCTGCAATGGCATTAAAAGGGTCTAGGGCACCGGGAGACAATCGCGCACCGTTACAGCGCTCATATATGTAGTTGTAAGTCAGCACAACATCCTGGGGCGTTAAGGGGCCAGCCAGAGGGACCTCCCGCGGTGCGTTGTACTCGTTACCGATCGTCCATCCCCAAACACCGCGAGAGTTGTTGATCGTATTGACCGCGGCGTCCACAAACGCCCCCCATTCATTCGTGTAGGGCTTCGGTAACGTCCCGGCGCCCCCGCAGTCTGTCGACCAAGAATAGCGTAGATTGACGATAGTACGAATGCCCTTTGCCTCAAGTTCCGAGGCGTCAATGTTCCACGCAGCCCCGCCAATAAATGCGGGCTGTAGTAGAAATCCAAGGCTACACGTGACCGCATCGACATTGTCAGATAGAAACCTGGCCGCGCCACCCCCGACGCCCTCGTGATCATTGAATCCGATATAGGGTTCTCTGGTTAATTCCGGCTCGGGTTCTGGATCAAGATTGAAACGATAGTCAAGCATCGCGAAGATTGATTTCTCTAGCGAACCGCGATTGTATTTTTGCATCAGGAGACACATCTCGCCAGTCCACGGGTCCATGATCCACAGATCACCATCTTCCTCATGGGTCGCTACGACAAAGTGGGAGTCCAGATCGTTGTCTGTCGAGTCGTAGTCTACCTGGATAATGACCGGGCCACGTGCCAGCGCTTCCCGCACCAGCATCATATCTGCGTCTTGGCTGTCTAGCCGCCACAGGTGGTAACCGGCATATTCAAGCCCGTCAATGAACGCTGTTGGCTTGGTGATAAGCATGCGCCCATCGTCAGCAAAGCCGCCGTTGGCATTCATCCATGTTACCAGCTTGAGCGGGTCCATCTCTGGGTCCAGCACGGCGCCCACCGATGCAACCGCCGTGACGAGGCAGCCGCTGCCATACATGGTTTCGTTACTTGTCCCCAGTTTGATGCTGGACCACCGCGGATCTCGCTGCGAGAACTGCTTGAGGGGCGGTATGGGTAGCACGGGCGGTACAGAGGGTGCAGCATCTCCGTTCTGTCTGTTCACTACGCTCTTGGCGTACTCAATGAACCACGGATAGAGCGCCTTGAATGCTGTATTGTACTTCTTCTCAGTGCCCACATCACTCACCGTGTATATCTGCGCCATCGCGTAGGGATCCTCAGCGAGCCACTGGTCCGTCACAATGATCCATTCTTTGAGGTCAAAGGTCGGGTCATCAAACAAATGCCGCCATGGACCACACTCGGTCAGCACCATCGGGATATCAAGCTGGCGCGGAAGAATATAGTCGCTGTATAGGAACCGATAGCGCGTCAGGTGCCACACAAGATCGTCTTCAACGCGGTGGTCGTGGTAGCTGTGGAACGCTAGCGCATCGCCACGTGCCGCGATCAACTCAAAGACACCGGTATCCGCGATTGGCTTCCAGTATTCAAGCTCCGGATTGCCGGTGCCGAAGGAGAAGTGTGCGATTCTCAACCACGTGGGGGCAACTTCCATTGCGCGGATAGAGTAGCGTGCGATCATCTCCGCGTGTGCGAGATCGGGGATGTCCTGCTCATTGCACAACTCAGTCCATTTGAATTGCCCCGCATAGGGAGCCAGCGCACGGACAAGATCTGCAACCCGCTTCTCTGCTTGTGCTTCTGGATTGCCGTTATAGTCAAAGCTCTGAAAGTCAACAGATTCACCACTGGGAGTCTTGTCGATTAGCCGCACCATCGGGTAAGAACACGGCATATATTGGATGTCCTTGATTGCCGTCACCAGTTTGATCGTCGGAGCGATCATATTGGAACCGTAGATGCCATAGTCAATCCCGCCAATGGTATTAGGCATATTCGCAAGCCCACAGTTTCCGGTGGCGTGCCAGCCCAGCTTGATGCCAGTCGGAACGAAGGCAGCCGGTTTCCAAGAAGACTGAGGAGGATCTGGACCAGGATCAGGTATTACGCCGCCATGGATGTAATCAACCAGCGCATCTTCTAAGTCATCAGGGTTTTGGGCATTGAAGACAATATACTCGATTCCTGGATAGTACTCATCGAAGAACGCCTCAAGACTGGTTGGCCAACCGCCAGGATTCACGGCGATTACCTTCCGCACCTCTGGGCCAATCCCAGCATCGTCAGCGCTTCCGCCTACGGTGTAGCGTCGGCTGTCCCAAGTGGCACGGAGTGCGGCGATGGGCCAAGCATCGTTGCAGTCAGGAGGCATGAGTACGAATGTCCGCTCATACTGCTCTCGTCCGCTCGTCCACCCGGAAGGTACTGGCTCTTCCGGGTCTTCCGGGTTGTCCGGGTCTTCGGTATAACCAGTCAGGCCCACACTCGCAATGTAGGCGTCGACGTGGGCGAACCCGTAATCATTGTCGGCACGGACAAAAACAGTGGCGAGGGCACCTGGATCAAGAACACACACAGAAACCAAATCATGCTTATCGAAGATGTTATCCCACGCCCATTTTACTGAATCAGCCCAGGGATCTGTCCCGCCAGTAGGATCGATACCGATCCACAGGCGCATGCCCTCAGTGACCAAGTAGTAGTTACCGTCGGCGGCCTTGTACAGGCTGGGCATTGGGGCATCGCTTTGTGAGTACCATGCATGCCCATTTAATGACGCCCATAGCTCCGTGATGCCAGCGGGGACAGTAGCCTGTTTATAGTATCCAGCGTCAATCTTGGCCCATTGTTTGAAGATTTTTAGAGCCCGTCCTTTCTCGTTCAGTCGCATAACGGGCTCAAGGTAATTCGGGTTCGCTTTATCGACCACATGCATTTCTGGGGGGAGATGCCCGCCGGTCTCGCTTCTGAACGGGATCCAGCCAGCGACTGTGGTGATCTCATTTACTGGTACGCCGTCGGGTTTGATCCACTTGCGGATCGTCCCGGTGAAGTCCTCAAAAAATAGCTCGTACTCAGACATGCCCCCCCCTTATAACTTACTTCATATCCTTTGCGTGGATTACCTGAGAACCAGCGTAGACCACGGAAGACAGGTAGAGAATCAGATTCGCCCAGCCCTCGAAGTCAAACGGGAGTGTAGTATAGCCGAGGCTGGCGTAGATAGCATACGTACCGACACTCAGCCCTACAGACAGCAGCATCGCAAGAGCGCGCTTCACCACGCTCAGACTCAGGCCCAGTTGCAACTGGAAGAACTCCTCTGATTTCTTGAGCCACGCATTCAAGAAGGGTCGCTCCAGCAGCCAGTAGACGCCCACCATGGGCAGTCCGCGAGTGAACACGAATTCGAGCAAGTCTTTGAAAGTCATTGTTTTTCCTCTCCATAGTTTTAGTGAATAACACCATACAGTCTAGCCAGACATCCACGCATATGTGGATGCGAGGCAGTCCGCGAGTGAACACGAATTCTAGCAAATCCAGACATCCACGCATATGTGGATGCGAGACAGTTGTCACACAACCATCTCCCTCCGAGGCTGATGCCTCACAGCTGCTCAGTTCCTGGTTCATAGTAAGGCCTTAATCTGCCCTAACTCCCCAGGCAATCCTCGCCGACTTGGCGATTCCGACCCAATGCAGCCAAGTTAAGGGCCGCATTCAAATCTCAATCTAGCTTCATAGTAGCATAGTCGGCAGCAGGGTTCAAGCTTAGAGCGTACAATCAGTGCAAGTGATCCCCGTGTCCATAGCCGGGACGTGCATCCTCAGCCCTATCTCGGCTAACGATTTCACTTCTCTCTCTGTCCCAACCGTTACAGCTTGCACCACACGACTCTGGTCCCGATACACGGTCGTTGACTTACAGCCAAGGTCGTAAGCCAGCATGAGAGCGCCCTCTACGTCTTCTACCGTGGCGGAGTTAGGGAGATTGATCGATTTGGAAACTGCGTTTTCTAAATGCTCTTGCCACGCTGCTTGTATCTGCACATGTCGCCGCCAGGGGATCTCGTTAGCTGTCCTGAAGAGCCGTTTGACATCTTGCGGAATTCCATCTATAGACTGGAGGCTGCCAGCCGCAGCGACACGCCTCATGATTTCCTCTGAGTAGAAGCCGCGTTCTTTTGCAATCCTCTCAAAGTCTGGGTTTACTTCAGTAGTTTGTCCCAACACAGTGTTCTTCACAAACGTGACCCCGAAGATGGGCTCGATTGAATATGAGCACCCCGCAAGCGTGGCAATGCTTCCCGTCGGCGCGATAGAAGTGACTGTCATGTTGCGCCGGGTGCCGTGTTCTTCGGAGTACGCATCTGCAGCCCTGTCAGCAAAAACTCTCAGCATCAAGCCGATCTGGTCGGAGACTTTCACAGCTTCGTCGCTGTCATAGGGGATACCGTTGCGGATCAGATAGTCGGCAAAGCCCATCACACCCAGTCCAATGTTCCTACACCTCATGGTGTTCTCGCGCACTGTGTCCAGGGGGAACCAAGCGTGATCAAGCGAATCATTCAGGAAATAGATGCCTGTCTTGACAGCTATCTCAAATTCGCGCAATCCGATCCAATTCTCAAGATCCATATCAGCGAGATTCACGCTGCCAAGATTGCAAGAGAAGTTGTTTGGCATTTGCATTTCGCCGCATGGATTGCATGCCTCAATCGGCTCATCAAATGGGTTGTTCCTGTTAACCGTATCCATGAAGATCACGCCAGGCTCACCGTTACCCCACGCATGCTTTGCAAGCTCCTTGAACAACCACCGCGCCCGCATCTTCTCGTACACTTTGCCGTTAAAGACAAGTTCCCATTGCCCGTCGTCCTTCACCGCTTGCATAAAGTCGTCAGTGAGCGCCACGCTGATGTTGAAGTTCACCATATCCGTTTCTGCATCCTTGAGATGGATGAACTTTACGATGTCGGGGTGGTTCACGTTGAGGACCGCCATCTGCGCGCCAGACTTGAGGCCAGAACGTGTGATGCACTTGGTAGCAGCGTTATAGAGTTGCATGAATGAACATGGACCCGAGGAGAAACCTCTTGTCGTTGAGATGAGATTCCCTTCTGGTCGCAGTCGCGAGAAATTGTAGCCGGTTCCTCCGCCGAAAGCCTGAACCTCAGCCATATCTGTTAGCACAGAGAAAATGCTCTCGCGACTGTCCTCAATAGGCCCAAGTACGAAGCAAGAGGAGCAGAATGGTTTCTGCCCCGCCATATATGGCATTCGACTCGGGACAAAAGTCCCCTTGCTGATGATGTCGTAATACCACTGCCGACGCTCTTCATTCTCTGGCGCGGCATGGCGTGCCACGCGATGGATCAAGTCTTCCCATGTGTGTTCTCCATCAGCAAGATAACGCTCGCGCAGCAAATGTTGCGCATATGATGACAGTTCCATTGTATGACTCCTTTTTATGTGACGACTCTCCCCACTAAAGTGGGAAGCTTCTCGGGACACGCACAGCGCCATCGCTCACGTTATGTCCCGAAGGCCCCGTCCGGGCCAGATTGAGAATGTTGATTGCGGCGTTATGATCTCGGTCAAGAACCAGATTGCAGTGAGGGCATTGATGGACACGAACGCTCAGATCTTTGGGCACAATCACACCACAACCAGAGCACATCTGGGACGTGTAAGCTGGGGACACGGCAATGACTTGGGAAGCAGTTTCTTCCACTTTCTCCTCAAGGAGTTGCCGGAACATCCCCAGCCCAGCGTCGTGTGCGCTCAGGGCGAGATGATGATTGTGCGTCATAAACGAAAGGTTCAGATCCTCGATCGCGAGCAGAGAATATGTGTTTGCGAGGTCGCGTGTAACCTTGTGCCAGAAGTCCCGGCGCTGATTCGTGATATGTTCGTGCATTTTGGCAACCTGAAAGGCCGCACGGCGTCGCCTGCTAGACCCCTTTTTGCGCCGGGCCAGACGCCGCTGTTTGGTTCGCAGTTCTGCAAGACTCGATCGCAACCAACGAGGGTTATCAACCAGAGTGCCGTCGGACAGAGCCAGCAGGCTATGCAGACCGACGTCAACGCCAATCTCTGGGCCAGCGTGCTCGGCAATATCTGGTTCGGGCAAATCGATCTGGAAACAAACATACCATTTGCCAAGACTGCGCTTCACAATTACGTGTTTGATCTTGGCGTTCTCTGGAATATCTCGGTGGTACTTAATCTTGATCTCTCCGACGTTCCGGATGTAAAGCAGCGCGCGCCCGCTATCGTCAAATCTAAGCTTGCAGCCGTCTCCGTAGCTGAACTCAATACTCTTCCAGCGATTGTGACTTTTGAATCTCGGGAATCCGGCCTTTTCGCCCGCCTTAACGCGCCTGAAGAATGCTCTGTAAGCCTTGTCCAAACGCCGAAGCGTCTGTTGCATACAGGTGGCATTCAAGAGGCCCAAACCAGCGGGATCACTGCGTCGCAGATCACGAAAGTGCGTCCATTGCGTAGGGTATGTGATGCCGTCGCCAGTTTCTTTGTAGACAGAGATTCGTTGCTCAAGGGCAGCATTATACACGCGGCGCGACAACTCAAGAAGATAGTCCATCTTCTCGGCTTGCTTGGCATGCGGATAAAAGCGGTACTTGAACGAACGGATCATCTAGCGACCTTTTTGCTGTTCGATGTAATGCTGGATAGTTTCAGCAGAAACATGCCCTGCGGTTCCAGAGTAGTAACTACGAGTCCACAAAGATGGGAGGCGACTTTTGAGCTCGGGAAACTCCTCACGCAGTTGGTGGCTGGTTGATCCCTTAATACGATGCATGATTTGGTTTATTGCTATTGTTGGCGGGAATGAAGCGAACAGATGCACATGATCGGGCTGCACAACAAGTTCCAGGGTTTGGCCACTGATCTCTTGTATGATTAGCGGTATTAGTTCAGACAATCGTTCACCGATTTTCCCAGAAAGGACAGGACGCCGAAACTTTGGGCACCACACGAGATGATAACTAATCTGATAAACCGCATGCCTAGTTCGTTTTGTATTCATAAACGAATTATACCATGTCTTAGTAGGAATGCAAGGGTTAATCTGAATACATCCAGACCGCATTCCTCTCCCCCTTAAAAGGGGGAGTACCCTGCGGGAGATTCTATGGATAAATGGGAGGCATCCTCCGTGTTATACGGAAGATGCCTCCAGCTTTATCGGGCTACAACAAACTTCAGTGCTGTATACCCGAATGAATCCCTTGCCTTGCCATGCCTGGCCGCGCCCCGCCCCGCATTGCCTTTCCCCGCCTTACCCGACCGTGCCATGCCCAGCCTTTTCATACATAGCTTTCCCACACTACCTCAAACCTACCAAAGCGTGGGCGCCAATCCATCAGCCCCACCTGCTCCCCAGCGACTTGTGCCCACCGTTGGATATCGTCCTCGTTGAGCAGCTTTTCATTAAATTCCACCACGATCTTGGCAGACCATTCCCTAAAGATCGGGCGTGTGCGTTTAATCGTTGCCCGCTGGATTCGCACCAGCGCCTGTGACACGAATCGCTTGTCTATCCACAATGCGTCCGGGTCTCTCGGGCCATCATACAACAGTGCGGAATCATCAACTATCCATAAAGCAGCCGCAGCTTCTTTACCAGCACGCTCCATTCGCGCAGAACCTCCACGCCCCATGATACTTGCTTCCATCACCAAGCCCGGGATAACGGGCTCATTATTCTCTCCAAGGTAGAGACCTCCCAAGAATTCCAGCCTCGCTAGTTCTTCGTGATCGGCGACGGTCTTGTTCCTCTTCGAGGTCACTTCCTTCATCGCCAGCACATAGGGGTCGCTGTTGTCTGCCAACCTCCCGTTGTGCATCAACAAGGGTGCTATACCCTTGATTGTAAATCGTAGCTTTTTCATTCTCTTTCTCCTCTGGTTTTGGCGCTCTTAATCCAATATCACCATCGCGTTCTGGGTGAGCATTTCTCGCTGAATAGCGTTCGCTCCGTATCGCGTCCGTGAGGATTGTATGGCACCTAGTACATACTGTGATTAAATCATCCATGGTCTCTTCCCCATATCTCTCGTAGGTTATATGATGCACCTCCAAATCGCCAGAACATGGCTTCCCGCTCAAGCGGGCTATCCCAAACAACTTTGACAATTGACATTCGCAACCATCCAGCTCAAATCTTTCTTGCCGTCTTTTCCTATCCATACATAGTCTCTGCCTCCCCTAACACAAAAACCCGTCCGCCTGCTGTCGGCACTTGCTTAGGGTGCGGGACGCTTGCAAACGAACGGGGCTTTGTGTCCGACAAAAAACATCCCGGTCACCCTAAGCATCCATATCTTACCACAATGGGATACAGGGATCAAGTCGGGAATCATGGATGGCCCGCTGTCTGTTTCTTGATATTATTTGAAGGCATGTCTTAGATGTCCCCCGAGTAGAATGTCCACCTCAGCCCCACGGCCAACAACGCCCCACCGCTCCGCGGTTTTGTAGCCAACCTCCGCGCAAATATTATTACGCTGCATCCAGGCAGAGGTCTCGGCGTGGCCAGAACAATCAGCGACCAAGAACGACTCCCAGTCACCCCCGTTGTAGCGCATCCAGACTATCTCTCCGATGCGCGAACAGTCTTCCACAGCGATGAACCCATCAGTCGGAGGCAGAGGATCGGGCAGATTCATCGCCGTTACCCGTGCCTGGCGCACGGCAATGACGTTGCCCATAATGCCAGGCGCGTATTGGGAAGCTACGCAAGACATGAGGATAACCGAAAGAAGCACGCGCGCCATCCTAGCCCTCCGGATCCCACGACCGAACTCCGCGGTCAACATCCGCACTTGCTTTCTCCAGCGCCATCTCCATTAGATCACCCGCACTGTCGTAGTCATACTCACCCAGCGCCTCTGCCAGACAGCACGCCACAACGACTATATCAGCCAACTCAGACATCGCGTCCTGTGGTGATTCGATAGCAGCCTTTGCCCAAGAACTCGCGTCAAACGCATCTCGTGCCTGATTAGCCGTGGCACGCAAGGACCACTCAAAGGGGCTGTCTGCAAACCCGAACTGGTGGATGTGTCGTGCCAACTCACCCAGTTCCTCTGTTAGTTTCGCCACCTGCCGAGCAGCGAATTGTTCTGCTGTCCATCCCTTGCGGTAGCCCCTGGCAACCACTGCCTCGTAGATTTCACGCTGTATCATGGTTTCCCTCCTTGTCCTAATCGCGCCCAGTCTATAGATAGACTAACCTATACATGCAACTCAAAGAAACTCGTAGATGCGCTCCAGCCGCGGGGAAGTCTGAGATCCGCACGGTATTAGCATTACACCACCGGACACAAGAAGACCGTCCAGTCCACATTCTCGCAAACACGGACCGGTCAAGCCTATGTCGCACACCACGAAGGTGTAGCGCGTACTTTTATATGACATTCCGACGACCATCCCGCTTGGAAAACTGGCATCCATCAGCGTGCCCGCGAAGGACTTCTTGTCGAAGTAGCTACCCGGATCATAGAAAGGAATGCCAATGACACTGTCGGTCGGGCAATATAACACGCTGACATACATGACGCTCGTCGCGTTGGCCCGTCTGCGAAACCCGGTTTTCCCGCGGACAGTCGGTTCCGGCATCAAAACTTGTTCTCCCACATGTCAGCGGTCTTGACCCCGTTGCTCGGCACCGTGTCTTCTGTCTGAATGTCCGCCGGATCATAGCGCCGCTGCTCTTCCAGTCGTAGATACTGTGGCGCAAAGTGCAGGCCCCAGGTTTTACGCCCAGCGTCACCGCGCTGTTTGAGCATCTGCATTATCAGCAGCGTAGCGGTGATGTCTAGCACCGCCGTCCGATTGTCCTCGGTAAACTCAATCTCGATAGGCGCAGCATCTGGCGGTTCAGTTTGGATTGGCCGCCATAGTCCAAATAGTTTATCTGCCGCTTGTTCAATACTGCTTCCCCACTGGCAATCATACGGTTGCGGCACCTTGAACTTTCGCTCGTCAACCTGTCTGGACGCTTGAACTCCGCACACCGCAGGAACACCAACACGCATAGCTAATTCCTTGATAAGCGGAGGCGCCTCCAGCACTTGCTCCATTCTGTTCCGTGCGTTCGCCACCGGAATGAGTTGCAGATAATCAAAGAGCAGCAGCACCGGTTTGATACCGTAGTCGCTCTGCATTGACTCGATAGCCCCCAGCACGGCAGGCAGCGTCATTCGCGGCATAGGTAGACCTGCACGGGCAATACTGTGCCCGATAGTCCACACCGGAAACGCCGCGCGCTTGACCAACCGCTTAGCGACCTCCGCATACGGGACTCTGCCCCACGCGATGTCGGACGCCGACCATTGTCCATCACTGAGGAAAAACGTCTCGATGTCCTCTGCGCTGCTTTCCCAGGTCACGTAAACAACAACCTCCTCGTCTACTTTGCCACGCTCTATGATGCGCTTTGCTTCTGTGCGGGCAAAATAGGCCAGCAGAGAACTCTTCCCGTGGCCCGGTCTCGCCACGATGCCAACCAAATCGCCCGGTCGCATCGGGATCACGTACTTGTCGATGATCGGGATTCCCCAGGGAATGCCCGGTTCCGAGAGCATGCGCTTGTACCAGCTAGCGTAGGCCGCGCTCAGTTCGGCGGGGCTGTTTACCAGCATTGAGAATTTGCCGTCGTGGTTGCTGCTCATACTCGTATCTTCAATGGACCGATAAGGTCAGTGTTTGTGTTGTCATAATCGCCATCCAATGCCTTCCTCCAATTGTCATCGTTCACAAGAAACCATCCAACCTTGCACCAACTGCCCTTGTTGCAGAACGTTGACTTTGATGCTCGCGTTATGGCAGCACGCCAATTTTCTCTGAATTCTGATTCTTTTAGCCTGATCTTTAGCTTCTTTCGCAATGTCTTGTTGGAGTGTGTTGGTTGAGGCTTGTGTGGAAATACTACTGCCCAATGGCTGAGGATTTCTAGGAAAACTGTATTGATAGCTTCTTCTGTCTTTTCCCCCGTAGACATATATATTGATGATTCTTTGATGGTTAATGACGGTTCTTCTAAAACAGCTGTTTTAGTTCTGTTATATAAATCTTTGGGTTCAGAAGTAAAGCACGCTTTACTTAAAAGACTTTGGGTTATCGCTTCCTGCTGCTCTGCATTGAATCGCATTTTGCGGATACCGGCGCACTTTTCGTCGTCCGTCATCTCTACGAGGATAAGATATCTATTGCCCTCTCTGCGGTTGTGCTTCACAAGAAGTTCCCCCGCTTTCTCAATACGTGTCGTGATGTTGATTACAGACTGCGGTGTCATTCGGATCTTCGCTGCGAGATACTCTATGCCTGGCCAACAATATCCATCGTCGTCCGCATTGTCCGCGAGTGCTAATAAAAGCAGCAGATCCGTTCCCTTGCACTCCGATTTCTTCCAGACGCGGTTCATAATTCCGATGCTCATACCTTTTTCCCCTGTGCCAAGAACGCCTCAATGTCATTCCTCGTCGCCCCGTACTTCACCACCATATCATCGAGCTTGTCGGGCAGAATCACCACGCGGCCTCGCCCCTCGAATAGCCCGGCGATCTCCGCAGCCTGCGCCGTGGCATCCGGATCTAGCGCCACATACACGAGTGGGAAGCGCTCAAACTTAACGCCCCACGCCTTGTTGAAACCCGTTTTGCCCATGATGCCGACGTTCTGGAAGCCGACCTGCGCGGCGATGATGCTCTTCTTCTCGCCTTCCGTAATGAGGATGCGATGGTTGTCCTGGTAGAGATAATCGGCGTTGAAGAGCACCGATGGCAGCCCCGCCATCTGAGGCCGGTACTTGTCGCCGTTGTCAGCTCCTATCAGCCGGTGGCGGATGTTGTAGAGCTTGCCGCCAATCATCACCGGGATGGTGTAGCTGGCGCGGCCCTCGTGATCAGTCGGACAGCGGGGGCAGTAACCCAACATGTAGTCGTCAATGGTCTGCAGCTCCATGCCCTCGTTGCACCAATATTCAATGGCGTCACCGTTGGCACCGAGGTTGTGGAAGTAGCGGATATGATCAGTGCTTTTGTGCATCAGTTCGAGGTTGGAGAGACGGCGTGCGTGGTCAACCTGCTTGCGTTCTATTGCAGCCAAGCGAGACTCAATAGCGCGTTGACGGCGCTCTTCCGATGTAGCGCGTTCGCCTGATAGTTCGTCAGCGAAGCCTTCTCGTCCACAATGCCCCGGTCCTGGTCTGCACCAGTAGTTGCCCTTGTCGCGCCATACCCTGAACCGGTCCTCGCCCCCGCAGAACGGGCATGGTCCAGCGTACTCATCCCCGCCCACGTGCTTCAGTTCAAGACCGTACTGTGTCTCGAAATAGCTTACGGCATCAGTATCCATAGCAGTCGAGCTTGGTCGCAAGCCCTGCCAACCTCTCAGCCAGTCCGAGGAACGCTAACGCCAGTTGCATCACGATTCTGTGTATCACGGCAGCCTCCCTCTTGGTAACGAAGGGCGCCAGTATCAATACGACGCCCACTACTATCATAGCAAAGTCTGGGTCCCAAGTCAATCAGCAACTTTGCGCTATTTATCATTCGCCCTCCCGTCTATCTATAGATTTCTTCTTCCGCAGTCGCCCCAACACACCGCGATCGCGCCAGGGATTCAAGACCCGCTGGCTCTCCTCGCTGTCCAGATACACAGTGGGCACCAGTGAATCTAGGATCTCCACAACGCTCTGTTGTCCCCGCCGGTTCATATCACGCTCATGTATAAGTATATCGCGCAGGGAAACGACTAGCACTTGTGTTTTCCCCTTTTCGTTGATATTCGCAGAATCGATCTGCTTTTCGCGTGCCATCAGAAAGACATGCCCACGCTTATGTGCAGACATCCTCACGGCAACGGAAACGGGGACGTAGTATGGGTTGTTCCAATCGGGCATGTATCCTCCAATTCAGACTCCCTTCTAGTGTATCACAAAGAGGGACTTCGCGTCAAGAGAGGTTGGCCCAGAAGGGCCGCTGGAGCCACTTGACAATGAGTTGGGATCTGATATACTAGAGATGCTAAGGGTTTGAGGGCATTCCATGTCGGACATATAAGCCCGCTCGTTTGTTGATGTCCCGCACCCTTAGCAAGTGCCGACAGCAAGCGAGCGGGCTTTTGTGTTGTAAGAATAGGAGATGCGATGGAGAAGCTGGTAATTGATCCCGAATTCAGAGCTGCAATCCCGACGCTGTCAGAAGAGGAGCTTTCACAACTTCGCGAGAACATCCTCGCTGAGGGTATCCGCGACCCACTGGTACTTTGGGCTGAACACAACACCATCCTTGATGGACACAACCGCTACGACATAGCGTGTGACTATGCGCTGTCGTTCCAGACGGCAGAGGTGCAACTGCCCGACAGAGATGCGGCGATGCTGTGGATTATCCGCAATCAGCTAGGACGGCGCAATCTACACCCAGATGCCGCGAGCCTGCTGCGTGGACGGATGTACAACATGCAGAAGCAAGGCCACGGGGGACAGATTCCAGCATCGAGGGATCAAAGTGATCCCACCATAAGAACCGCCGACCGCCTCGCCTCAGAGTTCGGCGTGTCTGCTCCCACTATCAAGCGCGACGGAAAGTTTGCCGAGGCCGTTGATGCGCTGGCGGCCTTCGTACCGGACATCTCGGCACAAGCTATGGCGGGCGATCTGCCGTCACGCAAGGACGTTATCGAGGCAGCGAAGGATCCGCAGAAGTTCTATGAGACTCACCAACTCATCTCGCAGTCCAACTCAAACGAGTGGTATACACCTGCTGAATATGTGGAAGCTGCCCGCCGTGTTATGGGAAGTATTGATACAGATCCCGCCACGAATCCTACTGCACAATTGTGGATCAAAGCCGGAACTCACTATACTCAAGACAATGATGGGCTGCAACATGCCTGGTATGGCAATGTGTGGATGAATCCGCCATGGGGACAGCTCACCGGGAAGTTTGTCGGGCATCTCGCAGACGAATTGGCAATGGGCCGCATTGCGCAAGCCATCGTCTTGGTCAATGCGCACGCCACAGATACCAGCTGGTTTACGCCGCTATGGGAAGGACTGCTGTGCTTCACTGATCATCGGATTGACTACAAATCCCCAGAGGAAACCAAGTCCACTAGTACACATGGCAGCGTCTTTGTATACTTTGGGCCTAACAAGGCGACATTCTGTCGAGAGTTCGCGCGATGGGGGACTATTGTCGAAAGAGTGACCTATGACGATTAGGAACAAAAAGAATTACATGGCGCAACTCTGGGACTGGGGTTTCCTAGACGATTGCTTCGGCGGCACACAGATCAAGGTGTCTGATCTGGATGGTATTGTTGAACGGAACGGACATTTTCTAGTCATTGAGGCAAAAGGGCCAGGCGCCCCGGTCCCGCAAGGTCAGTCAATCATGTTCTCGCAAATGGCTGCAAATCCAGCACTGACCGTTCTGGTCGTATGGGGAGAGCCAAATAAGCCGGACCATGCACAGGTTTGGGGCAGAGAGCGGGTTAAAGCAGACGAAGCAAAAATAAAACGGCTTGTATCCCGCTGGTATCAGTACGCCAATGAGGGATGATCCAAAAGAAGCCTAACGCCTACATAACTAACGCAACCCAAACAACAATCGCTGGATATGGGTTGACACAGAGAGCGCCGCTGTGCTATACTATAGATGTAAATGGATGAGGGGAGGGAATACATGAATGTGAAGTCTGTCAAAAAGATTACCATGATTGCCATCGGGCTGCTGGTATTCGCAGCCATCTGTTTCAGTATGTTTAACGTGCAAAAGCGTCCGGTGCTTCAGGTGGCAGTATACCGGAAGTGCGACTTCATCTCCATCAGCGGTTCTACAAAGGTCGTCTGCGGAGACAATTCGCAGTGGATGGCTATCGAGCTGACTCCCGCTGAATCTCTGCCAGTATCCACGCCAGTAGATACCAGGGATAGTAGCGACGCGCTTGGCCAGGCGCTTGGTGTAGCTCCGGTTGCTGCGGCCCCAGCTGACATCGTTCCAGTCACCGTATCGCCAGTCGCTGCGATCCCAACCGTAGACACCTCTATACTAGTGCGCTACTCTCATTTCTGGCCGCCGCTCGGTCCTCCGAACTGCTCCAACTTCGTGGACGGCGTGTGCGTATCCGCTATGGCCTCGGGGGAGCCGTGGGCGTCCTATATTGGTACAGCGGCAGCGTGCCCGCCCGAGTGGGCCTTCGGCACCACTGTTGAGCTAGACGGTCATATCTGGACGTGTCTTGATCGTGGGGGCGCTATCCGATATGTAGATAGTGTTCCGTGGGTTGATTTCCTTGAGGCAACTGGCAAATATGTACACGGCAGCATTGTGGCTGTTCATGTTGTGTATCCATGACCCGTATTCATAAAGGATAGGAGAGATTATGGAAGAGCAGTATTTCGTTATCACGCCAGGCGAGGGCGAAGCTAGCATTGATGCTATTGACCGCTTTGAACTAGAACAGCGTCTCAGAAAACACGAAGACGGCGATTGCTATTACGGGAGCGACCTCGTCTTCAAGAAGACTGTACTGGGACAGGGCGATATCGCCTACTGGGGCGACCGGGACATCCTGATCATCAAGGGGAAAGTTGTTGTCCCAGAACCCGTATCGGTCGTCGAAACATACAAGTTCATATAAGAGGAGAAACATGAGGATAGTTGAGATTTCTGATTCCGCTGTCGCCCTGAGTGCCGGGGTCCGCAAAAGTGTTAACGAGGTCATGTGGAACTACCGCAGTGAATGCTGCCAGGCCCCTCTTGACTTCGTGGGCGGCGTACTCATCTGTGCCTATTGCGGCACAAGCGAGGGGTTTGAGATTGTCCACAAGTCAGCGATTGTCAGTGGGGGAATCCAGATCGCCGACGCCATCAACGCCTTGCCCGAAGCCGCCCGCGATCGCGCAACAAAAGGGTATTACGGGGCAATTGATGACCCTAGTATTAAGCTGGTCCATGTGTTTGATCTAGGCGGCGAATACGAGCTGCCAGACCTACTGCAAGAAATGAGGAGATAGTAAGATGCCTATTTTAGGAAAAACCGATCGTGCATCGGCCCCCCGCAGATGGATGCGGCTGGGGACTATCCGCAAGGGGACGCGAGACAAAGAGGGAAACCCGATTGATCTTGACTACTTCAGATTCGTGCCCAAGAAAGGCCCAGACGCAGAAGCCTTACAGAAAATCTGGGATGAAGTCTATGGGCCGGAACCAACGAAGATAGAGATCTTTCTGCCCTTTGATGATGTTGAGAGCAATTGGCAGACATGGAAAGAATCCTATGGAACAACCGGTCTAAAGTTCCGCTGCAACGGCAAGTACTGGGTGCAGTGGCTCAAAGAGGATCTAACCTATGAGCTTGACTACGCAACAGCACAACAGCGACTGTGCCCGTACTGCTCGGGAGAACAACCGCGCACCAAGAAGAATCCCGGTGATGATGAAGTTGGCTATCTGACGGCTTTCCTGATTCCGTTTTTTGAACGCGACTACATGGGAACGGTCACGGTGATAACTACCTCCGTCAACGATGTGATGTCGATTACGGGCAGCCTGTTCGCGATCGAAGACGAAGCCAAGGCAAGTGGGGCTTCGATCCGGAACATCGCGTTCAATCTTGTCCGTGTCAAGGAAGAGATCACGCAGAGGTTCACCGACAAAGAGGGCACCCCACACAGAACGCGTGGCACGAAGTCCATGGTGCATCTGATGCCAGATCCCCGGTGGGTGCTGCAGAGCAAACTTGCCAGCCGCCAGAAGGCCTTTGCTGCGATTGACGGCGGAGTAATCGAAGACGACTCTCTCGAAACCCCCTATCAGCTTATAGATGAGGCGGCTATCGAAGGGGAATTCAACGAACTTCCGCCAGAGCCAGAACCCCCGCCCACAGTGACGGCGCCGCAAGCATCTCCTGGAACCAGAAAGCCATTGGCGCCCATGCGCGTGATGGAAACGCTCCAGGAGCACATTGAGCGTCGCAGAGGCAGTAACTTCGAATACGAGAAGGGGGAGGATAGGCATAGGTTTGAATACAAGATCCACAAAACTCTTGAGGGTATTTTTGATAACGAACTAGATGCTCAGCTGTTCTTGCAATTCGTCGTCAGAGAATCCAGCTTTGATCTCATGGATGATGCAGAGATCGAGACTCTACGCAAGTATTTCCTCACTCGCAAAGTAGATGACAAATGGATCCTGGATGCTGCGGTAGAGCAAGAGATCAAGGATATCGTGTCCCACCAGCGCGATGAAACTGGTCAGAAGCCATTGTTTGAGGAAGACGAGGAGAGCGAAGATGCTGAGGCGGAACAGGAACCGCTGTTCCCCGATGAGGAAGAGGGAGTTGAGGACAGCATTTTCTTAGAAGGGTGGGGGAATCTTAGTACCTCCAAGAAACGGAAATATGCTGAGGTCCTATTCAAAGAGGCGAAGGCGCGGGGATTGAAGCCGATGTCCTTCACCGACGAGACAATTGACACATTCATCGCGACCGCGGAGGCGATGCTCAAAGCCCAGGAAGGTCAAACTTCTCCTCAATAAATCGGGGAGCTTATGAGAGGCCAATCTCATAAGCAAGAGTTGACTAGCCTAAGTCCTACGAGGACTACGCATTGCAGAGACAATCACGTCGGGACGCTCGCCCAATCCTGACCACTGAAAGGCCCATTGGTCTTGGGAGGTCTGAAAAGACAACACAATCTGCAATAGCATTGGCGAGGGTGCATATACAGGAGCTACGCCTGGTCGTTTATCGGCGAAATCGTAGCAGGGACAAAGATGCGTATATCAGTAGTTTCACAAGACGGGAAGCCCTTGATGCCCACCTCCTCCTCGCGGTGTCGCAAGATGCTGCGTGATGGAGTAGCAGAGAAGCACTGGAGCAAGGAGGGGGTATTCTATATTCAGATGCTTGTTCCTGTGGGCGAGGAAACTCAAGAGATGTGCCTCGCCATTGACCCGGGCAGCAAGTTTGATGGATATGCAGTATCAGGGGCGCAAGAAATGGCGTTGCAGGGGATGGCGGTTTTGCCGAGGCTGGTTCGGAAGCGCATGGAAACCAGGAGAATGCTTAGGCGAAGCAGACGTGGTCGTAACTGTCGCAGGCGCGAGGCAAGATTAAACAACCGAAAGAAAAAAGCGGGCTGGATAGCGCCGAGTCAGCTCGCCAAAGTACAGTTGAGAATTCGATTGATGGAGAGACTTTGCAGGCTATTTCCAATAACGGACATTGTGATCGAGGATGTTCGTTTTGATCATTGGAAGAAACGATGGGGGAAATATTTCTCAACTGTAGAAATTGGCAAGACAAAAGTTTACGAAGCAGCAAGGAAACTCGCCAGGCTTTGGCTGCCAAGAGGATGGGACACCGCACAAGCCAGAAGTGATTACAGAATCAAAAAGTGTAGTCAAAAGGGCAGGTTGGCCCCAGAATCTCATGCGAACGATGCTTGGGCAATGATCTGCTGGCTGTTTGGAGAGAAGCCAGAGAACACAACAGGTGAATTCTATATTTGGCGACGACAAGAGTGTTCAAGACGACAGTTGCATCTGCAAAATCCAACTAAGGGCGGAAAGCGCAAATCGTATGGAGGCACAACATATCCAAACAGCGACTTACGAAAAGGGGATGTGATCCGCTATGCGGACAAAAGCACGGGGTATGTTGGGGGTTGGGCAAGCAGTGGAAAAGTAGTCAGTTTGATTGGCAGTGATGGCAAACGTATTCGACAGGCGAGCACAAATAAAATAGAGTTCTTGGCTCATGCCCCACATATCTTAACAGAAAGGAGAAAAGCATATTCATCCCCCGCTTGAAAGCGGGAGTATCCTATGCCGGGTTTTATGACTGAAGATAACACCGACGAAGAGGTTCGGGTAACTGAGCCTCTTCGCGCCGAGTTGAAAGAGGCCCCTCTCTTGGGTATTTCTATGAGAGCCCACAGGGCCTCATGGCGGCTGGGAGGAGCGCCCAGGTTCTTTGAAGAATGTTTCGAGATTGGCATTGATGTTGATTCGTTCAAGAAGCTTGATGATCTATATAAAGAATTTGTGAGGATGGAAACATGCCTGAGGAGATCCAGATAGTACCAATGACACTTGACCTCAGTCGAGAGGTTAGCTACGAGCAGCTTGAGTATGACCTCAAGCGGGCAGCCCAAGCGGAGGGCATGGCCGCGAGGATGACACAGACATATTTCTCGATCATCCTCCTGCAAGAGCGGTGGCGGGAGGCCTGCATCTGGGTCGACGTGGACAGTGAGGAACTCCATGACAATCCCTATGATGTTCCGGAGGAGATCGAGCGGCTGGTCAAAACAGACACGCCACGCTTCGCGACGCCTACCGAGTGGATGAACCACATGGAACAAATGCCAGGCTTTGCGCGATCCACGTGCTATGCGCGTCACCGTGAGATCGTCAGGCAGATGCAGACATTGGGGCGCACATTCGAGGAAGCAGTAAGGGGCGTCTTGCTCTCAAAAGGCTACGGTCGTCTGATGATGGGCGTGGTCGCCAACGAAGACACGGGCGTCTTCCTGCCAGAACAAGTGGTTCAGATCCTCCCAGAGCCGCTGCGCGAGGCTGCCCTGGAAGACATTGAGGAGCGTGGGGCGGCAGCCTGTCGCGAGATCGTTCTCAATAAAATGTGCGCAGATGAGATCCGACTAGAAAGCGGCGAAGATCCGAGATCTGTCATTGGAGACTTGCGCTCAACACTTATTGATGCGGCAAAGTACAGAATTGCAAGACATCCGCGCTTCTTGAACGCATTCGTAGTCCGCGTTGAGGAAGAGGGGGAACAGGAGACGTATCTGCTGTTACTTGAGGATGTGGACCACAAGCCAGCGCCTCAGCCGGTTGTGACCTGGCTGGCGTCGCGACTCAAGGTCATCTAAATATTCCAACCGTCCATGCTAGCGCGGATTTCCTCTAGGCGATCGCGTCCCTGGTAGGCGGCTCCCCTGAAAATTGCACTCCCATCAGGTTCAATGAAAATGGGCGTGATCGCATTTGCGGTTCCGCCGATTTCGTATTCCACTAATGCCGCCCCGTTTTGCCACTGATCGGTCTTGGTACTCCCCGGTACACGCCCGTCTGTCCAGCATGCGCAACCTGGGCAGAACGCAGTGACGCGCACTGGCCCATCGTATGAGTGGATCGTCTTATCCATCATTTCCCTGCGGTGGATGTGACCGAAGACGTGTGTCTCGTGGGCATCTTGGACAACACGCTTAACTGTATTGCCAGGGGACAATGCTCTTGCGCCGTGCTCAAATGCAACACCGCGATTTGCCCAGTCCTTGTCATTGGGATAGTCAGGGATCCACTCGATCTGCAGCGTGTGCAAGGCCAGTAGCTTTTGTACTGACAGCGCTGGGGGCATGTCCAATTCGTCGACGGCCTTCAGTCCATATGCAGCGGGCAGATGTGTTTTGATGGCGCTCTCAAGTCGCAGGTCGTGATTGCCCTGGTGCATTCTTATCTCTGCCAGTGGTGCCGCTGCGCGGATCTGTGCTAGCTGCCAGGCCCCCTCTAGCAATGCGGGCTGCGTGGTCCAGTAGAATTCTGGATCCCTCATGAATCTATCGGTCCACTCAGCCATGTCTAGCCAGTCTCCCAGAATGTCGACGCGATCAGGCTTGACTTCTGCGATTAGCTGCACGCACATATCTAAGACACGGCGATTGTGGAACGGGGTCAGTTTCGCGGTTTTCAGATCCTTGACAAATCCGAAGTGGGCATCTGGAACGACGAATGAAACACCGAGACCCTCGCGCCTTGGTTCTGGCGGTCTGTCGAAAGACACGGACATCTCAACGGGGAAAATAACGGGGAAGATCGGGACAGGGTTCTTCTTGATGAATTGTGCTTTGACCTGGTGGTTCTGGAAGTACTCAAAACCGTCAGCCCCGCGACGGGCACGCGGGGTGGTCCACACATTGTGCGTTACTGGGCCGTGCTGGAGCCAGATATTGAGGTCAATCTGGTGAGATGCTACAAGACCGTCAAGCGTGCTGATGGGATCCCCTTTGGAGACCCATTCAAGTGACGCTTCGTTGCCGTCCTCAATGAATGAGGATCTGTCTACGCCTATGTCATCGTCGTCTACTGGGCTCTGGGCATAGTCGTCTATTTCGCCGATGGAACGTAGATGCCGCAGCTTCCTCGCGAAGCTGGTTCCCAATAGCCCGTATGCTGTGGCTACTGCCCACTTGTCCTCGCCTCTGAAAACTCGCTCTACTGCTTCGTGTTGTTGCTCATGCGTTAGGTCAGACCATACCGCCATGGGCGAGCCCTCAGATTATCTGCGAGATCAAATAGGCGGTTACGAGTGCTTGACTAATTGCCAAGATCGTTTTTGCGATCTCGGCCCAGTTTGCGTTACGCTTCCTCGCATCTGTTTCAAGTGTCTCGGTGCGATGTCCTAGTGCCACGATATCGTCCCCTCTCTTTACACAGGGCAACTTGCCAGACCCCTCTTGCAGTCCGTTTATATCCTTCTGGATAATAGCGATGTTCGTATTGATAGCAGGGATCAACTCTCGCATCACTTTACGCACATCGGTATGAATCGCATCTAGTGTTTCTAGTGCCCTAGCATCAAATGACATGGTTCTCCTTGTAAGCTAATTGGTGGTCTCTAGGATTCGTCGGATATGGTCTCTTCAGCTTCGTCGGATTCTTGAGCAACCGCAGCCCGCATGATTCGCTGTTCATATTGTACAGCATCTGCACGCCACCTTCAACTCTACTCCCACCGCCCCCCCGGCCACATTTGCACCAGCCAGCGCGTGATATAGCCGCCCACTAGCAGTAGCATGCCGCCGCCTAGCATCAGCGCGTGAGCCGCAAGCAGCGTCGCTACGTTGTGCCAGGTGTGCAGCGCTAGCCCATAAGCCAGCGTAATTAGCCCCAGCTTCTCAAGTAATGTCATTGCCTCTCTCCTTTTAGAAATTACGCTGATGCGTTTGTTCATTCGCTCGCCGATGCACTAGCTGATTCACTTGCAGACCCACTTGCTGATTCACTAACACTCTCACTGGCGGATCCAGAAATGGATTCGCTTGCTGATGGAGACTGGCTGGCGGACCCAGAAACCGACTCACTAGCGGACGGTGACTGGCTCGCGCTCTCACTTACTGACTCACTAGCTGATCCACTGGCGCTGCCACTTATTGTGGGCGATTCACTAGCTGACCCACTTGCAGACGGTGACTGGCTCGCCGACGGTGACAAGCTAGCCGACGGCGACAAGCTGGCTGACGGCGAAAGACTCGCACTACCACTAGCTGATTCACTAGCAGACGGTGATTGACTTGCGCTTCCGCTAACGGACTCACTGGCTGATCCGCTTACGGATTCGCTTGCGGACGGTGATTGACTTGCACTCCCACTTATGGACTCGCTAGCTGATGGTGAAAGGCTTGTACTTCCGCTAGCAGATTCACTAGCCGATTCACTTGCGGATTCACTTGCTGATTCACTCGCGCTACCACTAATGGTGGTTGATGCACTGGCCGATGCGCTAGCCGATGGCGACAGGCTAGCTGATTCACTAGCTGATGGTGACAGGCTTGCGCTGCCACTAATCGACTCGCTTGCTGACGGTGATTGACTCGCGGACGGCGATTGGCTTGCCGATCCACTTGCACTTGTCTCTGCAAGATTAGCAGCCTTCAATAGTTCAATTGTCACTATCTGAGAAGTTTTTGTATTGCCCGCAGCGGCGGTCCCCCAAGTAGCAGTTACATCTATAAGAAGCTGTGCCGTCGTGTCAATTGTCGTAGTGCTTGTTTTGGTCATTCGATGACCAGAGTCATCGTTATATTCAAACATCCCCGATGCAACTACTGTTCCTGATCCTCCTACTGTTCGACACACAATGTCTACATTTAGCGACCAGCCCAATTCAGCTATCCCACTTAGAAGAGTTACCACACCCGTACTACATACTTCTGTGCCTCCAAGTTTGGCTATGATATTTAGTGTGGGCGTTCCGGTGTCACTTAAATAACCGTATAGCGTTAGGCGAATAATTGTACCGATATCAAGTTCATTCGCGAGTAAGAATTTGTTCCCACGACCAGTGCCTAGCAGGGTGGTTTCATTTATAGTATCAGCAATTGTTTTATTCTCGGTTTGAGAGAACAACAGCCTGATTGTGCCGGTCTCTGATACTGTTACTCGTGCTGCAAGTTGATCTAGCGCATCATCGGCGTCCCCTGGATCTGCGTCTCCATCCCAGTCGGTGTCATCGTTTGGCGTATAGGTTAAAACAGAAGAATCTAAAGCATTAACTCGTTGCCAGTTTGTACCATCAGAACTTGCTATACCGCCCACCGCGCCAGGCAGCGGCAGGTGAATTTGCAAAGCACCGTCTTCCCAGTCAGAAGCATGGAGTGTAGGATCAGCTATCGACTGAGTAGCACGCGAGCCTTGCAGATCCGTTCCTCTTGTTTCAGGCATCTAAGTCTCCAACATTATGCTACCAGATACATTCTGCTATCATCCTATGTTGCTTTCCCGAAGATCACATCGCCGATATAGATTGCTGCGGCGGGTGATGGTGGCGTACTCCCGCTACTAATTGAATCTAGTTCATAAATGTCTTCTATGACATCAGTTATATCTACACTGGTCCAATCCGTCCCATTAGCAGAATAAGCAAGGTTGTACGGCCTGGCTACTGCTGTATATCCCCCCACAACCCAAATTAGCGTTGCTCCTATATAGGCGTGCGACACTACTAAACCGGCACCGATGGCAATGGCACCGAGTCCAATAAAGTCTTCTCCATTATTGGAGGTAGCAAGCGTGTGTGCCGTTGTTGAAGGTGTTGCGCAAGCAACAAATAGGTCGTTTGCCAAATCCAAAGAAAGGCATCGTTTGTCAAAGGGATCAAGTCCCCATCCTCCCCATGAAGACGGCGGATCTCCAGCAATGTAACCTAGTGTATTGTGTCTGTAAGCGCTGTCGTAGCCACTCACAATCCATCTGCTCTCGTTTTCGTCCCAGAGCATATCCGTCATGTAATCGTAGAATGGCCGAGTGGCGGAGTTATACCAGCCGGGGACTGCTGTCCAATTGATGCCATTGTAGGAATAATATAGATACCAACAGGTATTACCGGTAGCCAAGAAGTAGCTGCCGTTCCAACGAATTTTGTTACAGAAAGCGTTGAAAGCAGTAGTTCCGTCCGGTTCGTAGGTCCAGTTTATTCCATCATAGGAGTAGGCTATATTATGAGAACCGTACTCCTCGTCTACGTATCCTTCGCCACCAACTACCCATATAGACCCATTCCAGCAAACGGCGTTGGCACCTTCTGGGAATATATCACGACCAAGACCGACCCAGTCTATTCCGTTATAAGAATAGGCCAGTGTATTCCCGCCTTCTGTCCAATCCCATCCAGCCGCAACCCACAGTTCTCCATTGTAAGCAACTCCATAACAGGCATTATCAAATATACCGGCACCAGTTACAGCCCAATCCACACCATTCGTGGAGTAGGCTATGTTGCCAGCGCCAATCCCCTGTTTGCCCACAGCTACAAATAATGCTTCCATGTTATTCTGTATAATACGGCAGCAAAGCTGTCGTCCCCCTTGCTATCCCCGACCAGTGATAGAAGTCGCCAGAGCTGACGTACACAGCATATCCCGCGCTCCCTGTCTCTGCCAACAGCTCCGCATCATGGGCGTCGATACGTCCGCCGTTCGCCATGTACACAGCATACGCCACGCCGGTTGCGTTCGCTACGTCAATAGTCACATTAACGAGTGTCATCGTGATGTCGCCCACGCCTTCGACAAGCCCATAGATTGCGCCCGCGTCATCCTCGCTGCGGGCAATGCGTAGGTTCTCAAGGGCTGTTGCGTCGCCACCAGTGAGTTGCCCATCAAGAGTTGAACCCTCGCGGGACAGCCCGATCAACTTGCCGTTCGCCAGTGTCCAGGGGCCGCCAGTGATTGTGCCTGCTGGTAGTTCTAGTACATCCCCCGCTGCCATAGCTGCAAGGGCGCTTGTGAGTCCGCCATCGGTGAATGCGTATTCCGCTACCGGATCTCCGCCAGAGTCATACAGCAGGAGCGTGTCTCCGCCCAGACCCCACGTAATGCCGCTGACGACATCAAGCCCGGGCCCTTCGACCATAGTGCCTGGCGCGATATCTACCCAATTCGTGCCGTCGTAGAACAACAGCAGCACTCTGTCGCCGGTGAGCACAAAGTCGTATCCGCCGGTGATGACGATATTCCCTGTCCCGTTCTTGACGGTGATCGTGTCCCCGGCGTCTGCAGAAATGGCCAGCGGCTGTCCGGTGAGTCCTCCGTTAATGGTCACCAGATCATCAGTGACGCCAGCTTCGGCGGCAATGATATAATAGTTCAGGGCAACCGTGATAACACCCACTGCGATTGTAAGCGTGCTCGCGTCAAACAGGCGGATGAGGTCTGCAGAAGGCGCAGAGCCATAGCCCCCGCCCCCGAAGTAGCTCATGAGGGGGTCTACGTCACCCCTGACATTGCGTTTCTTAACGGGGAACATGGTTTATAGTACCGACCATTGAGCTAGGAGGGCATCCAAGCGATCGTCTTCTGTGTCCAAGACAACGCGCAGACTTGGGGTTGAGTCGTCATATTCCAATGTCATCATCTGTCCAACTCGCTTTCTGTCCCAAGAAGATGAGAACAAGTCCGGCGTGGGGAACAGGTCGTTAATGCGTAGATACCCACCCCCACGTTTAATGGGATACCACAAGGGCCACTTCGATCCGTAATTGTCGCGAATGTGCGGAGATGTGATAGGCATAGCACGTTTTAAAAGAGGCAACTTCTGTTTGTTGAGTATCAGATCCCGATATTGATCTGCGGCGTCGGACGTTAGCAGCCCTCCCGTAGCCGCAATTTCTCTTGTCCAGAAATCAGACTGGCTATCAGAGTCAGAAGCCCAAGTGGTTAGAGTTTGCTCGTTCCCAACAATGTCTCTGTAAATAACAATCACGCGATTCGCGAGGTCTTCTATGTTTCTCTCTTGAGTAACGCCGTTGCCGCCCAGATTCGCCTTTACTATCTGCCAGTTAAATGTCCCGTCATCTACCTGCGCCCGGAAGAATGGTATAGGTTTTTGCGGCGTAACACCGTTAAACGCAGCACTGCGCATCCAATAATTCCACTGGCTGTAACTGGAATCACTCATTTCAGAGAGCTTCTTGATAACATCGCCTGGATAAAGTCCGTAGTCAGAAAGATCCCAATTCCCGTCCTCGCTTAGCGAGAACGAAGTTTCGTCGATATTGCTATGATCGTCACTAGCTACATCAACGAAGTTCGTTAGTGACGCTTTGATAATAGCACTAGATGTTTGCGATAATGAATAGTCCGTATCGTCGAACTCGTCAAAGTGTCTAAACCACGCGCCGCGACATAATACAGTGCAGCCAAATGGAGCTATTGCAATTCCATATATCCAACTGTCAGCAACTGGGTAATCAAGATATTGGTCAAGTGTTACCACACGCTTACCGAGGTTATCCTTATAGAACTGATAAGCAGAAACAGGATCAAGGGCATAATCGAACTCTACGGCCTGTACTCCTCCTGGGATCTCCCACAATATCCGCGTGCCACTACAGTGAGGCGAAAGATCCTTTTTGTAGACAGGTGTGTTTAAGTCGTTTGTGTAGAGATAGTTAAACAAAGGCATTACGTTGTACCCAATAGGAATCTAGATCTAGGGCGATATCTGATTGCAACCAAAATGTAGTTATTTAAGAACCAGCGATTTGTATCGCTCGTGTCCTCTAGGATAAATGTGAACTGGTTATCGCTAACGGGTGAAAGGCTAGGAACCTCTCCCAGTAGCGTATAAGACGACTTATATCCAGATCCCGATCCGCCATAAGTTACCTGTTTTTCTGAGTCCATATATACATTTGCGAAATCTGTTCCGCCAGAATCAAGAATCATGAAAGTAGGTGCAGTCAGCATAAAAAAGTCTATCCTGACATCCCCAGTCGCAGAGCCGGATGAACGCATGGCTTGCACACGAACAATAGTGGTGTCGAAATTAGACTGGCCTCCAATCTCTGCGGGGTCCGTGATGTCAACGATGCCGCTATACTGGACTAGCCACTTGAGGCGCGTTTCAGATTCTGCCTTCTCGCTATACTCGAACGACGCTTCAGATCCCTTTTGAATACCGATTCTGTAGTAAAGAGAACCGTCACTCCCATCGTCGTATACACGAGCAAAAGCAGCGAACTTTCCATTATAGACTCCTCTGGTTGAGCTTAGTGTTTTTGACGCCAGTGTAGTCCAAGAAGTAGCCACGGACACAGCTGAATATTCATCACCCAGAGACGAAACGTCCGCAGTCCCGCTTTCATCCTGAATAAAATCGTCAGACTCGCTCCATGCGCCTACATCGCGGATCACGTAAACCCTGTCTGTGTTATTGCTGCTGGGGCACGAAAACTTTGTGAGGGCATCTATGTCACCAGGGACATCCGTGACAACAATGAAGTTCTCTTCATTTTCTGTCTCGTCCCAAACATTTCCAGCATAGTAGCGGCTTGACCATGCCGTTGGTATACTTGTGTCTCCAATATAGGCGTAAACCTTATCAACAGAGAAGGTTGTCGCCTCAGATGCGTCACCGCTGTCCCGATAACATAGCATCTGGAATGCGCCAGTGTCATTGACTTGCCCTGTTACGGTTAAGCGCCTCCATGTGTCCCCTGCTGCGTCAACGACAGTTACTGTCGACGCTCCATATGTAGCAGACCCCAGATTAACGCTACCCGACCCACTGCCAATACTAACAGATCGCGCCTCAAGTGTAATTTCATCTGCGCCGTCGCTGCGGTAAACCCAAGCATATAGGAGGAAATCTGTTCCAGACGATCCTGTCCAATACGCATTATTCCCATCACCGCCAATACCTTCTGTGGACGAATCGTCCGTAACAACCTTTTGACTTTGCCAACCAACAAGATAATTCGTCGTGTCTATGCTTGTTGTGGGGGAGCCTGTTTCTTTCCAACCGTTCGCGAGCCCGTCAGAGTCAGTATCTTTAACAAACCCAGGGTTAGAAACATAATTATAGAGGAGCTCTTCGTCCCCATAGCCATACGGTTTTGTTTCAAGTGTGATAGTAATCTCCCCGTCACCGCGACGCCTGTGGAACTCGTCCAAAAGAGATTGCCCGTTAGGAGCGGCTGTGACAACGTCGTAATACGTCGCGTTCGTCGCACCATCCATTTTGATGTAGAGGCAAACCTTGTCTATATCTCCTATGGTGTTTGATCTCTCAGCCTGAGACATCAGCTTTCCAAATTCGGTAATAGAGTTTGCCAATGTGTCTGCCTTGGTTGCGCTGTCCTCGTCTCCGCACTTGAATCTCATGGGCCATAAGCGATTACCGTCTCTGTGACGAACCATGTCGTCGCCATCCTGCCAAGCGCTCTTGTGCATTACGTTCTCTGGCTCAGGAACGCCCATCTCAGTCCCAGGGACGAGTAATTGGAAGTTATCCGTATCAGCAGATAAGGAAAGCTTTGGCGTGGTTGTTTCCTCACCTACAAAAAAGTAAATGTTGTCTGCCATTATGACGGAACCCTCCTATATGAAATCAACCGCGACAACTCCTCAGACATCGACTTCGCGAATGCTTGCCCAACCTGCATATTAGGAACAACGATCTGTCTTATTTCAACCAGCGGACCAGATGACATGATTGTATCTGTGCCCTCTGGGGCAGAGAGAGCCACGTCGGCAGCCGCGCCGCCGTCCAGCGCAGAGAAGTCGCCAATCATGCCGCCGACCCACGAGCCTACCGCCCTGCTCGTCTCTGAAATCATGTCGTCGAACGACTGCACGATAGCGGAGTTCATGTCAGGGATGATAGAACCCCCAACAACTTCATCCTGAAGTTCCCGGAATTTCCGCAACATGTTATCAATCATCCAGTTGATTTCCATGAGTACCCTGTCAACCGTAGTCTCGAAGTCAAGCACGCCCAGTTCCATTGCCTCAAAAGCGGTGACCACAGCCGTTTCCAGATCTTCGGTCGCGGTCGTGAAGAGTTCATAAAAGCCACCGGGGCCAATGATATTGTCCACTACTGTCCCGATAGCTGTATCCAAATCGTCCCAACTGGTGATCATGTCCACGGAGGCTGTATCGGTGTCGTCTCTCAGGATCCCGGTGTCTTTTCCGAGGGTGTCAATATATCCAGACGTGTTGGCTTGCGCCGTATTGATATCTTGATCTAGCGTGCCCCAGTCCAAGCCAAGATCTGTGAGCAAGGTTGCTGCGTCTGCGCCAAATGTGCTAAGCACAGTACCCATATCTGTAATGGCGGTGCTGGACTCGACAGTCTTTCCAGAACTGATGCGTGCATATGCCTCCCAGTCTGAGCCTGTGACAACAAGATCTTTCGAGATGTCAGAAGTTGCTCCCGCGGTCTCGCTCTCCAAGCTGGCAATGGTGCCCATAATCCCAGCCAGGGAGCCACCAAAGATGCTCTCTAGGCCCCCAGCTTCGGCGCCAATATCCCCAAGATCCCCTTGGATGTCCCCAGAAGCGTCAGAGGCGGCTGTGCGCAAGTCGCCGAATCCAATCCCGATCCCCCCAAGTGCTGTGGCGGCTGTGGTTTCTGCAGTCTTTGCGTCTGTTCCAAGAGTTGATAGCGATACCCCAACATGTCCAGAGGACGTCTCTGCCTCTGTCGCCAATCCGCTCCAGTCTATACCGAGTGCCTTGAGAACGCCGCCGAGAACATCCCACAAAATTATGGCTTTCTCGACAACCCAGTCCTTGGCCTTTGTCATCCACTCGTTAATTTTGTTGGCCCCTACAGCAAACGCGGCAACAACGCCTACAAAGATATCCTCCGAGCCAGGCACAAGCCAGTTGGCGAGGGACCCAATAAAAGCACTCGCCCAGCCCAAGACGGCACCGAAAACGGTTAGTATTCCACCCGCAACGAGTTGGAACATTCCTTTCATGAAAGTCCAGGTGCTCGATAATACCGCGGCTGCGCTTGAGCGGAATCCTTCTATGTCGCCGGTGATAATCGCCCATATCATCTTGAGAGCATTAGAGAAGAAGCCTATGACACCCGCAAGAATATTGACAATGCCCGTCACAAACATAATAAGACCTGGCAGGGCCGTTGCGATTGCCCCCGTTATAGTCTTCACAATGATTGTCATGATGCCAACGATGCCGCGCCACAGTAGATAGAGGATGGGCGCAACAACATCCCAGAGATCAGCGAATGCCTGTCCGAGAGCGACAAGCGCCTCTCCAAGCTCTGGGGCGGCCAGGGTGTCTCCCAACTCCTTAAATACACGGGAGAACCAATCCAGGTTTTCAACGATTCCTGTTACAAGCCCCCCGATGGCGATTGCCGCGATAGCTATCCCGGCAATCAGTAACACAAAGGCCAGCAAAGCCACGCCGACAACAGTTCCCAGGTTTAGCCCAAGCGCCGCCAATCCTGTGGAAATTTTTCCTATCGTCGTCACAAATGCTACGATCGGTCCGATATTGGAGATAATTTTGATAAGCCCCGCGATTCCAAGCGCGAAGAGTGCAATTGCAACAGCTATACCAAGAATGTCGCCGATATGCTCCTTTATTGGATCAAAGATAGCCCCTATCCCTCCACCATCTTCTCCGCCACTGAGCGCATCCTTAATGCGCCCCATTCCAGTCTCAATGCCAGTCTCAATGCCAAGCACGAACGTGTCAAATCCGGTCTTAATCTCGTCAAATATGCCCCAAAGTGTGCGCCCGAAATCATAGGCGTCGCCCACTTCTTTGCTGGCGAACCAATCTTCTGCGGAGAGGGGATAACCTTCGGGTATTTTTCCGCCGCCGAGTGCCCAGAAGAAGGTCTCGATTGCTTTCTTGCCTTCTGCGGAGGTTGCGACAGAAAGTTCAATTCCCTTCATAAGCTCTTCCCAGTCGCGGATAAACTCCTCAAAGTCCCCAAGGTCACCGCCAAGGTCAATACCGGACAATGCGCCCGCGAATTCACCCGCAGCGCCAGCCGCAGCTTTCAGTGCTTTAGCCATAGCCCCCGCCGCACCAGCTTGGCTATCCATCAGTGCTTTTTGATCTGCGAGCAAATCCAGTTCGTCTAAGTAATAGTCTACCAGTCCCTCATGGGTATTTAGTTGCCCTTGTAGAACATCAAGCTGGTCCTCTGCCGCATCGACAACACCCTCCTGCGCGGTCTCCTCGTCTTCTAGGGTTACCAATTGCTCGTCGCGTTCGTAGCGCGCCTGAACGATTGAGGATAGTTGCTGCAGTAGTGGCTTGCCGCTCTTTGTGATCGCCCGCACCTGGCGATCATAGGTCTTGTTGATCCCCTCACGCAAATCGCGGATCTGTTCAAGCTTATCAATCTCTTGATCGTAGACTTTCTGTGCGGCGTTGACTCTAAGTTGCAGTTCCAGGTATCTTGCAACCATGTCGCCCATCTCGCCCATGCCACTGGAGATCTTGTCCAATACGCTCTGTGAGATTTCCCCGGTTGCTTGGAAGACAGACAGGAGTTCCGTAAACGCATGCCTGATATTTAGGATCCCTGGGATGACTTTTTTCTCGTCAATCATACCGAGCTTCCCGAGATTGCGGAAATATCCTCCGATGAGGGAGGTCACATCCGCAATTGCAGAGAAGTCAGCACTCTTGAAGCCCTTGATATAGGTATCAATCAGGTTCTTGCCCCAGTTCAGGATCTCGGACAGCGGCCCCTTCTTTGGTGGCGAGAACGAAGCAAAGAATTGCGCGATTGCGTTGGCGATGGTGATGGCAGCGTTGATGACAGCAGCCATGCCACTCAACATCCCGGATGCAAAGTTGCCGATCAGGTTGCTTCCCCAAGATTGTGCCGCCTCAGCATAGGAGAGGAATGTGTCGCGCACGTTCTTCATGGCGTCTTCTGCTATGAACGCAAGTCCAACCAGTGCGACGCCAATCCCCGCCACGAGTCCTATGAGAGGCAGGAGAGAGCTTCCCATAGCAGCAATGCCGACAACGAAGTTCCCAATCGCAGAGATAGCAATACCGATAGAGAATGCTAGCGTGCCTAGGATCATCGTCAGCGGCCCCATGATGGCGAGGAACGCTGCCCCCGCCAGGATTGCAAGGCGCACGGGCGCATCCAGCCCAGCGAAGGCCTCGGTGGCCATCTGCACTGCTGGCACGACGTATTTCAAAAGCGTGTTGATGATCGGCAGGAAGGTGTCTCCTAGCGTGACGCCAAGCACCTTGAGGTTGTTCTGCAGTACGCCAATCATTGCCTCGGTGGAGGACATAGCCTTAACGTACTCATCTATGAGGCTGGTGCCGGTCTGGAACTCCTCGCGTGCCGCTTCGAGGTTCGGGATCAGCTTTTCCTCAAGTTGCGCAGAAAGAAGCGCGACGCCCTTCATGCCCCTGACGCCAAAGATCTCATACGCGATGTCCATCCGCTCGCCTGCGCTCTCCACTTCGCGAACCGCCCGGAGAACCCCTAGCAAGCCGCCGACGAAGTCTTTATCAAATGACTCGCGTATCTGGCTTACGCTCAGACCTGTCATGTCTGCGAGGTCTTGGATCTTTGTGGTTACATATGTGGTCATCCTAGAGAACATCGTACCGGCTTCTAGGGAGCCGATACCCACCTGGTAGAGTGTCGCGATGAACGCAGCGAGATCTGCCCCGGCGATATTGAAGCCCGCGGCTGCGGAAATTGCGTTCGTCATGCCGTCGGCGATGTTTTTCGCAGAGCCGAGCGTGGTATTTTCCAGCATGTTGACTGTGCTTGCCAGCTGGAGCATATAAGACCCGGCCTCTTCAGCTCCGATACCCAGAGCGTCCGTGAGGCGCCCGAAGGCTTCTATCGCCTCATTTGCTGCGATGTCGGTGGTTTGCCCCATGATCTCGGCCATGCGGACGAATTTGAGGATGTTGTCCACGCCACGCACGCCAAGTTGTCCTGCCTGCTCAGCTAGTTCGCCCAGGGTTTCAAGGGGGGTCGCAACATCCTGCGCCATGCGACGTAGTTCGCCACTCAGTGTGCCAGTAGCGCCTGACAGACGCCCAACTTGTGAATCAAGGAGGTCTGTGGTTTTCTGTGCTCTGACTAGCGCCGCGTCAAATACAATCGCGGCATCTGCAGCCCCCTTGAGCATCATCGTGATAGGAATGGAGATAAATGCAGTGGCAAGGAACGAAACACCCTGGAGCGCCTGTCCCATTTGGCGGAGACCGACGCCCAGGTTTGTGATAGGGGTCATCAGAAGGTTAAGAGAAGTCCCGAACTGCGACGTGGTTTTTGTCGCGCCTCCCGCAGTTTTCTGAACCCCCTGGATAGCCTTCTGTGTTTGGTTAAGGCCCGCAACCGCACCTTGCGCCTGCGAACCAATAACGATGACGATTTCAGGGCTCTGTGCTGGCATCTACATCCTTAGCTTTCCTACAAGTTCTTCGCTGGCTTTTAAAGCTTTATCGCCCGCTGTCTGCGCGGATTGCCCCCTGAGCGCTTTAAGCCGTTCAAGCTTGCTGCTCTTGTCCCATGGAGTCATTGCGCTCACGTTGTCGTGCAACTTGCGAACGTAGTTCCTCAAGCCTTTGCCGGATTTCTTGCTCATCGGAGAGCGTGCCGCCTGGGCAACGTTGACCGCCCAGTGCATATCACGCGCCCGATCGGACAAGATTCGCTTGTAGGCGCCTATAACCCACTCGTCACCGAACTCCTCGATCTGGGTCACTATTTCGCAATCCGTCCATCCATATCCGGTGCGGATTACGTGAAAAACCTCTTCAGCTCCCTCTACTAGCCGAGTCTTCCAAAAAAACCCTGGGTGAGCCTCCGGATCGCCGGCTGATGTTTGATGATCTTTCCTGCGGCATCAAGCAACCAACCGATGTCGAAGTGTTCTTCAACGAAGGCCTCCTCGCGCATGGTGAGTACACAGCCAAGTTCGAGAAGTGCTTGCGGATCTAGGAGCTGCAAGATCATGTCAATGCCAACCTTCTCTGCGTTGTCATCTTTCTTTGATTTCCCGGCACTCTCCATGAGGGGACGCGCCCAGACATTCAGCCAGTCTCGCAAGAGACCGATTTGATCTAGCTGGGGTCTGCCACGCTGTAGCAACTTAATGCGCTCATCCCCCAGCAAGATCTCTGTTTCAACTCCACAATCCCAGTAGGGTAGTTCCTCCTCTTCTACTGGGACGACCTCGTTGATTGCCTCGCGCATCTCAACGAGATTTTCAATCGTTACTCCGCCAGAGCGGAGGTATTCCAAAACCTCTGCGTATTCCATTCTGATTCTCCTATCCTGCTAGTTTATGCGCTTGGTGCCCACTCCACTTGTCCATCAGACTCGCCGCTGATGTCGATAGTGCTGTAATCATCCACGCTGGTTGTATGTGAGACATCAACCCAGAAGTTGCCGATCCAGTATTTAGTTGTCGCATCACAGTGCGGATACAGGATCACTGCGAGATGGGCGTCACCCAGCGCAGCGTCAATCGGTGAATCGTCGCTGTCATCGTACAGCGCGGAAATGCTGAAGGAGCCGCTGAAGTATCCGCCAGACCGCTCGGTCCATGCCGAAGCGGCGAGGGACGGACAGACGAAGGAATGTGGCGCCTCCATCTTTTCTTGTTCGATGTCCAACGACCATTCGTTAGCCAGGGGGACTTTTGTGCCCCCGATGTAGCAGAGAGCGTTTGTGCCTCGTACTGAAGCCATACTAACCTCCTAAGTGATACGGGTTAACATCTGTTTAATATTTTCCAAGTATGTCCGCCCGTTAATCCTCATGCGCGCTTCTTGAGCTTTCTTGGCTCTTAGCTCGGGGCGCCGGGTGTAGTATGCAACCAATTCTTGTAGTTCCGCAGGCTCATCCATCGAAAACCTCGGAACACTGTCTCCGAACACTTCAGCCGTTTCTCCTCTAGTATTATCCGATATTTGGAATGCACCTGTGGCAGCGATTTCACAGGCCCTGTTATTCATCGACCAGGCATCCTTAATCTTGAAGTTCGCACGCTCCTTTGCGTATGTCGTCGGAGTGTCGCGTTCAAAGACCACGATCTCGCCCTCTTGCCGATGAATGTTCAAGCAAATGTCTGAGGATCTATAATCCTCCACTACCCCCTCGTTCTTTACCAGCCCCTCTGTGTAATACGGCCACAGCGGCGATGATTCGTCAAGATCGGGCCACAGCCCCTTGAGCGTAAAATCGCTCCCCGTTGCGTCCCAATCAACTTGCGACAATATCTCTATGCGTGACATGAACCCGCTCCCGCAGAAATAAGTGCCGTAGCGCCTCTCTCTTTCTTCTGGCGTGTGTATCAGATCGTCATACGCCTGCGGCATATACCACGTCCGCGGCTGGAAATTCCTGAGCCGCCCAACAAAGTCGCGCTCGTTTGTGAAGATGTAGTCGCTCCACTGTGCCAGTTCCAGTTCCTCCGATGGCCTGTATGGACTCTCTGTGTAGATGGTAACAATCTTGTATGGATGCTTCAGATTCTTGCGAAAGTCCCAGAGCCACTTCCACGCCCCTTTATATAAATCCAGCCCATTTACAATTATTATAACAGAAGGAAACGTAGATGCAACATATCCCATCAACATCCTGTTAGATAGCAGAATTGCCTCACCGTCGTAAGACACATCCTGCGTTCCCCTGAAGGCGTTGATGGCCAGATTCTGCAGGATCAGTTCTTGACTGTATTTGAAACCCGCGACTTCAACATTTAGGCGCTTTAGCGCTCTGCCCACCATCCACGCTGTATTAAACGTGGAATTTGTGTGGCTCGGAAAAATCTGGAGGATTCTCATCCTGCGACCTCGCCCCACTTCTCTCTGTACTTCCGCTCGTTCCGCAGCACCGCCTCTGACGGATTCTCCGACGTGTGTGCGGATGGATGATGCGCCAGTGCGAATCGGTTCAGGCACATGCTTCTCTTGTTTATGAAGCAGCGCCGTCCAAAATCAATGTCCTCAAAGCCGTGCCCCGGCGAATCCGCGGTACCGTTGAAGGTGTCTGCGTCAAAGCCTTCTAGGCCGAAGAACACGTCTCGCCGGATAGCCAGATTCCCTGACCAGCACCAGTTCCACAGTGCCTGATCTTCATGTATGTAAAACGTCGTTCTGTCGTCTGTGCTCGGGCGCCACTTTTCACGCGGCAATAATCCCAGCGACATATCGTACATCTCCAGCGCCAGCGAATGCGCAGCAAGGCACAGGCCGTGAGGTGTTACGTCGTCGTCAAGGAACAGGATCTTCTTCCTTGTTGTCAATTTCGCCCCTTCGTTTCTGCACGTCGACGCTCGGTTTCCGTCGTGAACATGTGTGTACAGCCTTACTCTTGGCGGCAGTAGCTCGCTTAGGCTTGGCAATGTTCCGTCGTCTGCCACTACCACTTCTAGGCCTTGCGGGAGCAGGCTCAATAACGACGGGAGCCGCTGCGGCTTGTTATACGTCAGGATTACTACGCTCAGATCGCTTGGAACATACCTTGTATCCATTCCATTCCTCCACAAACTTGAAATCTAAATCCCACAGCGGTTATCTCGCGCTTCCGGTCCTCATCTGCTCATCTGCGACGATGTTGAAAGTAATCGACACCCATGTGCTGTTGTTCTCTATGTTTTCCCATGGTACGGGAGATCCGATGCTCTCAATACGTGCTGATGGAACAGCGTCAGAAAGCCGCGTGTCGGGGAGCAATGATGCCTGAATCGCGGTCACGACTGTGCGGATGTTGTCGTCAAGCAAGTTTACGCCCTCGCTGTAGAAGATACCTACGGTGAGCGCGATATTATGCTCCCAGATCCCCCGGCCCTGATTCTGTCCACCGGCGTAGTCTGTCCAAGCAAAGAAGTCAACATTGCTGTCGCTCAGCGCGAACAGAAATACAGAGTCAACATCGTGGGCCTTCATATTTTCTGCCGTGAATTCGTCGACGTCAGCAATCAATTGACTGACGAGTGCTGCCTCTACTGTTGCAAAGTCAAGTGGATTAGCCAATTTTTCTCGTTCTCCATGTGTCGCCAGCTGTAATGTAGCTCACTACTCCTTGTCCGATTTGTCTTGCCCAGCCCGGCATATCCTTGGCGTGCTTATCCAGAACCCATTCTGGATATTCAAACTGAGCTGTGCCGTGCCTTTGGATTCCTTTCGCGATCGCGCCAGCCATGTCCCTTGAATATCCGCGAGAAATCGCCCAGGCTATAATCGGTGTCGGGAAGCCCTTGTATGGTCCGGTAGTTCCTCGCCGGATGAACATCTCGTGTTTGGCAGACTGCGTTATACCAACGGAGTCCGCGTTGATATCGTGTTGCCCAAAGCCGCTGGCCATGTCGCCTGTGTAGCGCCTGGCACCAGAGAATTCTTGCTTCATGTCCGCGATCAGCACATCGGCGATGTCGCGCAGCGCCGGAAGAACCGCGCTGCGGCTCAGCTTGGCCTGGGTCCATATCGCATGCGCCATTCGTTTGGCAACGGCGTTTTTTATGACAGTAAATTTCATGGCGAAACTCCTCAAACAGTCACTGTCCAAAGATTGTAGTCCCCATCCGCATCGTCATCGTTTTCAAGTTTGTACTCGTACTCCAGCCCCGTACTCGGCGCCGCGCTGTACTGGTACACGCCGCCCGGAGCAGCGTTTGTGCCGCCGATGAGTAGCTCTGGCGTCGCGTCGGTGAATGCCGTTCTCTTGTTGTAGATGCCGAGTAGTACAGCGTCCACGGCAGCTTGCGACATCCCGTTGTCGGTAGCGCTGGCGACCGCAAGTGCCTTCAGCATGGAGAGGTCGAGTGATGTAAGTGCGTTTGTGGACACATTCAGATTCGTGAGCCACGCTGCCAATGGAGCCAGAGTAGACCCCGCTGCCCCGATAAGGTTATTGGTGTTGAGATCAATCTGTGTCACGTGTCCACCAGTCACAGTAACCCCTTGCCAGTTGTTGACAACAGGATCGGTTAGCCAATTTGTGGCACTTGTCCAGGCTGCCCCACCGGTCGCATTATAGAAACGGATTAGAGCATTCGCTTCTATCTGCAAAACGTCAGTGGGCACAAAATCGTATCGTTCCTGGTCCAGCAGCCCCCCCCAAGCACCTGATAGCATTGACATGGTGTTTTCCTATACCTTTGCGGTGTTCCCGCGCCCGTTGGCTATTTCGCTTAGGATCTCCGAGAATCTACCCAAAGTCTGTCCCCAGCCTGGGACTTCATCAGCCATGGTCCAGCCTTTAGTAAATCTCTGGTTACGGAACTCCTCTTTGCGCCACCGGCTGCGGGTCAAGTTCTTACCGTGCCGGATATCGATGTTCGGCAGTTCTGACAACCACGTATCTGATTTGAGGTCGTCGACGCGCTCTGCGCGACCATGAGTGCCTGGTTCGTATCCCATCCGCCTGGTGAAGCCGTTCGCCTCTACCATCGCGACACGTTTGCGGTAATGTTTCAGAAGCACGTCCCGATAAGCACAAAGTCCACTGGTTGCACTTGAATAATAGAACAGTGCTTCGCCAGTTTCAGCATTGACCCGCCACGCATTTTGGTTGTAGTAGACCTTGTCCGGCTCTGGCGGCGTGAAGTCAAAATGCTCGTGACTGTATAAAACGTCATGTTCGCTAAAGAAGACCACGGTCGTGTCCATCGCTTCCAGGCCAGCCAGGATCTGCTTAAACATCGTCAGCGGTCCGCGCTCTGCGTCCAATACGATATTATGACCGAAGTCCAATGGCTTAAGGGACACGCTGGTTATGGGCAAGCCCACCTTCTCTAGCTGTGACTGGCAGGCGTCCATAATGACCGGGTCTAGGCGGTTATCTGTGTAATACAAGATGCCCTTGGTGGGTTCTGCTTCGTCTATCACTGTCACTGCATGTACCTCTGGCTGTACAGAAATAGCT